TCCCTTGTACCTGATGATCTTCCCGATGATGTTCCCGTCCTCGTCGGCGATGTGCCAGCCGCGCCGGCCGGGGATAAGTTTCGGGCCGATGATGTACGACTGGTAGTCGAGGTCGAACGTGATGAAAAAGTCGCCGTCGAGATGGGCGATCACATCGTACTTGAACTCCTGATAGTTTCCCGGCGTTCCGGTGAGCTCGAGCATAATCGCAAGCGCGAGTTGTGCAGGTCCGCTTCCGCAATATCCCCAGTTGAACCCGTCAGGGGAATGATTTCTGATCCCCTGGCTTCTTATAGGGTCGAGCCGCTGCCCGTCGAGGAAGACCTCGCGGGTCGATGCGATTCCTTTCAATGTGTGTTTCAACCTTCCCTCCTTATTGTTGGCGGTCGCCATTTTCGCAGTTTATGAACACGTACTGCGGGACGCGGTAGCACGTCATCGTCGGAACTGCCGGCCATGTCCATGGCGGCGCCTGATTGACGTGCACCTTCTTTCTAGGGATGACTTTCGCGTTCGCGAACAACCAGCATTCCCCGTCGATCGAGTTGCCCGGTTTGTTATAATGGTCGTTGTAACACCCGGCGCACATTTTCTTGCTTTTTTCTTTTGCCATATGTTTGTCCTTCCCGAGCCTTCGGCTCTTGCTGCGCTCGACGCTTAGACGATTGTAATGGGGCCAGTCGTCGAAACCCCATGCCGATTCGCACGGCGCACTATGTCGAGCGCAGCAGGAGCCGCCCCGGTAATGCGGGGCGGCCGATGGTCATCCTGCGACTTTATTTCCGTCGGCGACCAATTTCTTCTTCAGGTCTGCGATCGCAGCGACGAGTTCGGTGTTCACCATCTTGTGATCGACTTCCGTCTCGTCAACGTACTCCACAGTGACGTCGACCTGGAACGTTCCATTCGCGAGCTGCTTCGCATTGGCCCTCACTCTTTTCTCAGGCATAAAGCCTCTCTTTCTGAGCCTTTCGGCTCCGGAGACGGGGAGAGGTGGCGAGGGTAGATTCGCTGCGCCATTTCGCCCCTTCCCGCCCGCGGAGACGTCCCCCTGCAGGGGGACGCTCATTCTCAGTGATGTGGATCTCCTTTCACCATTTGGTTGATCCTGTTGACCACTTCCGGTGGAAGACGTTTTCTTGCGATCAGCGCGCGGTGCGCCGACATGAAACCCTTCACTGCAAGGTACAACAGAAAACCATGGTCCGCGCTGTTCTCGAGCAGGCTCAGGATCGCCTCACAGTAGTCGTGGTTGCCCGAGATCAGGCGCTCGACCGTCTGCCAAAATTGATCGGTCTTCGGGTCGCTTACGTTGAACCTGTCGCTTACGCCCTTCCCCTTCGGGTCGTAGGTGAACCGGATCGTAACTTCTTTTTCTTCGTTCATGTTGCCCCTTCTTCCTCATCCGATTCGGTTATGATTTCGCAGAGCTTCGCAGGGTCAAAAGGAAAGGCCACCTCTTCGGTGGCCTCCCTCTGCGTTTTTTGCTCTTCGATGTACTTGTCGAGCCAGCTCATGCCGCGACGTCTTTCCATTCGGTCGCGTGCTGGACGATGTCATCGCCCGCCTTCTCGAACTCAAATTGCTTGTCGCGATCCTCGGTGGAGTGCGCGAGCGCGGTGACCGCATTCGCCAGGTTCCACACCGTCCCACCTTCCTTGACCAGGTTGTTCAGGATCGCATCACCATCCTCGTCGGTGAATGAATAGTGCCGCGTGACTTCCTCGACAGTCGCTTTCACGTCTTCAACTTCCAGGCCCGCGGCTTTCTTCATCTGTATCAGTGAATTGGCGAAAGCCGCTTCACTGACCGCGCCCGCCATGACGTCGCGCAATCTGAGCTGAAAACTCTTGAGCTCCGCTTGGATGGTATCGCTCTTGTACACGTCGTAGTCCTCGGGGCTTTCCCCGATCTTGCGCCCGACGTGCCGGCGCCGCATGATGCTTTCCCCGACCATTCCATTCAGGCAGCGCAGCCGCCAGAACGATGTCAGGATGTCAACTGCCCCCTGGCCGGTTTCTGAGTTGGTGAGCGTGATACCGGACTGAACGATGTCACCCTTCGTCACCTCGCCCTGGATCCTTGGGAAGAAGACCTGGACGTAGAGCCGTGACTCCGTCAGGGCGATCGCGTTGACTGATACCTCACCAAGCCCTTTCAAGACGGGAAGGAATGCGTTCATGATCAAGATGTTGTCGATCGGTTTGAACTTGTCGCTGAGGATCGCCCGGACGTCTTTCGCCAGGGTCCTGACCATGTGCTTCTCCTCACTCTTTTGGAGCCAGGCATTGACGTTCTCGGACCTGAGACCCGGGACCGCAACCATCCGGTCGTAGTAATTTTTCGGGATGCCGAGCTTCGTCGCGAGCTGGGAGTGCGTGTTCGCGTTCACCCGCCAGTCGCCTTTGAGTTTTACCGTGTCCACTGCGATGATCTCGTCATCGCGCATGGTGAGGTCCTTCGCCGGTACGATGAAGTCCCGTTTCTGTGCGTCGAGCTGAAGGAGTTGTTCCTTCAAGTCATCGATCGTTTTCAGTGTTCCTTGCATAGTAGCCTCCTTGTGAGCCATTCGGCTCTTGCTGCGTTCTTTCAGCCGCATGGACTGTAACCGGTGCACCGGTATAACGTGCTTGGTTTCGCCATCGTAAAGAACGCAGCAGGAGCCGCCGTCGATGACGGCGACCCTTAGCACAATACACGCAAGGGCCAACGGCCCAGTCTGATTTAATAAACTTTCGCCATCGTCTTGATTTCCTTCTCGAGGCGGGCGATGCGCTTCGCCTCCTCCGGGACGTCCGGCTCATCATAGTCGAGAACCTCAACCTCGATATTGCGGATCAGGGAACAATGGACGGATTGAATCGTCCCGCCTCGATTTACGACAATAATTTTCACGTTCTCCATAATCATCTCCTTCCCGTAAAACTTCCGAGAAGACGGACGATGCCATGGATCATTCTTGCCTCAATCTCCATGGTCGTCCGCTCCCTCGGCGGTTTGACGCCGATCACTTCATGGGCCACCCCCTTCTCAGAAAAGCAGCACGCTTCCCTTGAAGCTGATGTAGAGCTGATTGTATCCGCCCTCGAACATTACGTCTCCGGAACCGTCCAGAGCAAGGAATGGCATGACCGGGTGGTAACAGAAATGCCGGAAACCGATCTCAAGGCCGCCGAGCCTGATGCCCGCGTTCAGCCCGTAGTACATTTCCGACGGGGAAAATGACGGCAGACCCTCGTAGGTCAGGGCCGACATGTCGACCTGCATACTGCCGCCGACGAAGAACAGGAAGGGATTGAGAACCTCGAGCACAACCTCGGCCTTCATCGTGGCGTAGAAGTCCAGCCCCTGGCCGGTGTATCTCGTGGTATGGATGATCCACTCATTCCCCGGGAGCCAGCCGATTTCCATCTCATAGTTGAAACGGAGGATGCCGGTCTCCTTCTTTTCCTGAGCGAATGACGTCGCCGCCGCAAGGGCGAGGATCGCTGCTAAAAATAGCTTTTTCATAAAATGCCTCCGAGCCTTTTCGGCTCCGGCTGCGCCCCCCTCGGTCGCCTCGCTCTTGTAGTTACGGATTTACGGGGTTCCTTTGGGAGGGCGCATTCAGAGACGGCCGGCGCACCGGCTGGCTCTCGGTTTCTGGATTGCGGGATCATACTTTTTGGGATCGAGCTGCCCCTCGCGAGGAGCGCATGGACCGCGAATTACTCTGACGTCGCGTCCACAAGTATTAGATAAAGGCCCGCGGACCGGTCGGTGTCAGGTGACAATCGACCGGCCCGTGGGCCGCCGCCGACGGCGGCAGCCCGGAGGCAATTATCGGCGGCCTCCCTTGTCAGGAGCCGCGTCTGTTTCTGTCTCAGTGAGGTCGTCAAGTGCTACGCCCCTTTGCAGTGCGATTTTATCCAACGCGTCCAGAACGATCCGGTCGGCGTTGTCCTGACCGATCGAGCGCGCGAGGGCGGTGATGTCTACCGGCACCGTCACACCGATCGGCGCGATCGGCTCTCCCCATTCCGTGATGGAGTAGAGGACGCCGTCGCCTTCGACGTCGACGTAGTTTATCCCGGTGGCGGTGTCATTCCAGACGTCCCTGCTCCACTCATCGGAGCCGATCTTTTTGAAGTCTTTTTTGTTCATGATTTCCTCTTTTCAAAAATGAAATAAACTTTTTCCCATCCATCCCAATATTGGACCTCCAGGAAGGATATCCATTTTGATAATTTTTTCCATAAGCGTACTTTTTTTCTATCTCCTCGAATTAGGATTTTCATAAATGCCTCCCCGGTCTGAATGACCGCCTCGCGGCCCCGTAGGGCCGCGCCGTAGTAGTTCAGGTCGGAGATCTTGTTGTCCCCATGGTGCGCCTGATCAGGGCGCCAGGGACCTTTAATTTCTGATCTCCTCAAGGAACTGGATCCCGCCGATGACCCGGTCGAGTTCAGTCTCCGCCCGCTGCTCCGTAGCATAGGAATTGTTCCATTTCACGTTGTCGCGCGCGTCCGTGTTCAGGGTCCTGGTCTGAGCCTTCCTCAGTTTGGTGATCGCGTTGATGAGCATCGCGCATCCGGGACAGCCTTTCGTCGGGAGAAGTTTTTCTTCATTCACTTTTTTTTGATTCATGATTTTCTTCCTTTCTTACTTCTGGTTTGAAAATGACGTGGTCAGCGACGATGTAGACCTTGGAATGTATTTTCCCTTTGGGTCCTTCCCAACGGTCTTGCTTCAGCCTGCCGATGATGCGCACACCGCGACCCTTCTTCAGATTACTGGCGCAGTTATTTGCGAGTTCAGTCAAAGCAGTGATGTCGAAAAAAGAAACCTCTTTTTGAAATTCGTCATTCAGTTTTTCTCTGATGAACCGATTCGATGCAACTGAAAATGTGCACACTGCCGTTCCATCAGTCGTGTGACTGAGTTCAGGGTTTTTCACCAATTTTCCTTCGATGAGAACCTGATTCAAGTTGTTCATAAATTGCCTCCTGACCGCCGGTGTTCGGCGGTTCCTCTCCGGCCCCGCAGGGCCGGGAAGGAATTAAAATCCGATGTCTTCCGCATCCTCGAGTTCTGTAATCAATCCATCGTGATCCTCATTCGGTCCTAAAGCATCTGCTAAGACATATACTTTAGAACCATACACCTCTGCCAAACCGTCAAGATATTCTTGCCGTTCCTTCGTCATAAAATCCCCTTTCCACCTGTTGCCAGATGTTTCCCCTCGCGCCCCGTAGGGCGCGGAAGGAAATCAGTTTAATGTCAGTTCTTTGTGATAATGAGCGATGCTGTCTTCAGCAGCCAGGACCATCATTTTCCAGTTGGTCAGATCGTATCCGGCCGAAAGTATTTCATCGCGGAAATAATAAAAGGGAATTGCCCAATCGCAATCTTCTTCCCAGTAGGTCCATGATCTCAGGAAGTTCACCACGTTCGGGCACAACTTCTTGAGTTGGGCCGCATGTTTTCGGTCAAGCCAGATTCCGCCGTGTCCTGGTGTCGATAAAGACCAGATGCCATCGGAGTACTTTTTCTTCCAGTCGACGTGCCCCCAGGGGGAATTGTCGGGCGGGCTGACGATCGTTCTGATGTTGTTCATGATGTGATCCTTTCCACGAAGATTTTTTTTCCGTCCTTCGCTTTGTATGCGTAATAGCCGACTGCCTTCAGGCATTTCAGTCTTAACATCGTGTGCCCGTTCGGGTTCACAATGAATTCGGTTGCTGCCTGTTTTTCGGTCATGGTCTCGACTCGATCGGCCAGGGCCTTAATTTTAAATCTTGTCATAATTGCCTCCTCGCCTTTCGGCTCTCTCATCCCTCCCGATGCCCCCGGCGCCGGCGGGTCGCCCCGCCGCATCGCGTCAGAAACCAAAAAGCTTTTTTGATTCTTGAAATCCGACCCATCGCCCATCGGCGTTCTGTCCACGGTTCGCCAGTTCTTTTTTGGCGAGCCTGAAGACGTCGATTTTCCCGAGGACGATGTCGCTCAGCAGTTTCGTGTTCGTCCCGCTGAATATGTATTCCGGATTTAAAGTGTCTTTCAGATTGCTCATTTTTGTTGCCCCCCGCGCCTGAGCGCCGGGAGCATCGGATAAGGATGGAAGAGCCGGACAATTGCTTGCCCGGCGCCATCTACTTTTTCGGCTTCCCTTGCGGTATCGCGTCACCCCCGACGCTCGCCCCCCTGATTCCCCTTCTCAATCGCCGATTTTTCTTTCCGGGTTTCCCCGTACTCCGTACCGGCTCGCTCAACATTTTGTCCTACTTATAATATATACTATTAGTATAATAATAGCAACATATTTCGGGGTTTATTCTCTGATTTTAAGCGTGGATTTATTCCCCATTTTGGCCTGAATTTATTCCTATTTTCGGGGTGGGGGTGGGGAATTATGCTGGAAAGGCCGAAAAGCCCCGTCCTGGCCCGCCTCGCAAGGCTGAGGGGGTATTTTAAAGTCGTCAGACAAACCGACCGGGGTTTCCCCCGGCCGGATAAAATGGAGGTTCTCCCTGCTTTCGCAGGAAGGCCGTCAATTGTTCAGGTAGATGACCAGGCGGATCACCCCTGAACCGGCCATGGCGACGCCGCCGATGATCGATCCCGGGTCCGCCTTGAATATCCCGTAAATGAGCAGTCCGATCCCGACGAGGGGCACGCCGATCCAGACGAGGGTGTTCTCCAGCTGCAGGCCGCGGAGTTCGGCCTGGAACGTCGCGATGTAATTCGCGAACCGTGCGTCATTCTCAGCGATGAGTTGCGCCCGTAATGCCTGCCACTTCGCGTTGAATATTTCGCCATACCCGTAGATCAGGTCAATGACTTCCGCTCTGCTGTAGGTATCTTGTGAGGGCAGCGCGGAGTTGATCTCGTCCTTCGTCAAAAGCTGTGCCGATGCCGGCACTGCCAGAGTTAAGAGAAGCAACATTGCCAGTATTCGCATTTTTTCCTCTCTTTTTAATCACGATGAAAATCGCTACAACGACTGCTGCCGCAGTGAGCACGCCGAGTGCGACGCCGAGTCCGACGACTTTCAAAGCGTCGATCAAAGGTATCTTCTTCGTGATCGTAATAATGATGGTCGCTGTGATGACGGCCGCAGCCAGTATTCCGATGATGATGAGCAACCAGATCATATCCTGCCCACCTTTTGCGTGATCTCCGAGGCGGTGGCGTACCCGATGAAGGCACTGGCGAGCTCGGCGACTCCTATCATGCCCGCGTCCTTGCGGAGGACCATGACCAAGATCGCGAGCTCGAGGGCGACGATGATCGCGGCGATCTTGAGAATGCGGCCGAGATCCAGTTTCCCGGTTTCGTCATCGAGAACTCCGGCCGGGGGCACGGGTTCGTCCGTTGAGGATGGGGACGGCTGTGCGGGCCTCGGCGGCTTCCCCTGGAGCGCCTGGCCGATCTGCCCGCCGGCCACGGGCACGAGAAACGCCGCGGTCGCGAGCGCGAGCTGCCCGATGTCCATCCCCAGGATCACCCCGAGGTTGCCGACGATCGCCGCGGCGACGAACATGATGATCATCATCAGTATCCCGCTCGAGCGGTCGTTCCATTTGTCGTTGAGCAGTTTCATTTCGAACCTCCTGTTACGGCTTGAAATAGATAACCGTCTGAGTGACGGGTGAGAATTCCGCGCGCGTGAGCGGCTGTAGGAAGCCGTCGCCGTTCCACTCGGGCTTGCGGTTTCCCCATGAGTCCTTGATCCGGAGGTCACCGGTGTCCTGGTCCACGACCCCGGTCGAGACATAGTGGTGAGGGAGGAGGATGCCGGCAGAATGACCGGCCTCGACCGCCTGGTAAACCTCGTCATAGGTTCTCTTCATCCGCCAGATTCCGGAGACATTGAAGAGCGCCTTCGCAGCCAGGACGTGGAGCTGCATGTACCGGTTCTCCATGACGTCGTCGCCGTGCAAGCCGGGGATTGTCTTCTGCCAGAGGATGAGGTTGTCGGGGTCGGAGAAGAAGAGCATAACCGCGTCGTCGAGCTGGATCCCGCGTTTCCAGTTCGGGAACACCGAGGCCAGCTCCTTCGACCCGGGCAGGTCCGGCCCGAGCAGGTTCCCGCAAGCATTCACCATCGAGTCGGCGCCGCAGCTCTCGAGGTAGCCGCGCATGTGCGCCGCGTCGAGGACGGCCTTTGAGACGCCGGCCTCAAGGAGCTTCTCGTATACCTCCGCCTTGATCGCGCGGATGATGTACTCGACGCAGTTCCTGGTTTGCTCCCAGAAGTACGTCCGGTCGCAGCCATATTTCGTTCCAACGAATTTCATCAGTTGCCTCCCCCCATGTGCCGACGCACGTCTTCCTTCAAGTCTCTCACGTTCTGATTAATATAACCAAGATTCGTATTCAGGTCTTTTGATAGATTGTCAATGGCAGTCTTCACTTCAGCGACGGAGTTTTTCGCATCGGCGGCAGAGTTCTCGGCCGCTTGCGCGCTATCTTTTGCCTTCTGGATTTCCGTGCGCATGGCTGAGTCCCGGGCGTCGAAATACGCCATGATCGCCAGGATGCCGCCGATGAACACGACCACGGCGCCGGCCCATTTTAAATACTTGGATGGTTCACGGCGTCGTTCTCTGGGATTTCGTTTATCAACAATCTGGACTTCCGACACCCGAACCTCCTATTTAAACCTGTATTTTATCCCAGCGTCTTCTCCGATTCCCATCGCCTGATTGAACCGCGTTGAGAAAACATCGATTATCCATTGATTGGTGACAGACTCGACGATCTTGTAAATCGTAACGTAGGGGGAAGTTGCGTGAGCGATGGCTAAATAAACCATATTTATCGAGAATGAACACCCCGTTGCATTGCCTGTCGGCAAAGTTCCTGGATTCGCAATCTTAGTGTATGAATCATTGTCTGCTTTATAAAGAGTAAAATACGGTGAATTGGTATGCGCCACTGAAAGGTAGGTTCCATCTTCTGAGAATGAGCATCCGTTCCCATCTGCAGCTGGAAGCGTAAGAGGTTCAGTCGTCTTTAAAAAAATATCTGTTCCAGCCGCGCGTCTGTATATGGTAATATAAGGAGATGTGTTATGCGCAACTGCCAGGCCCGAACCGTCTGGCGTAAAGGCACACCCATTCCCAGTACCTGTAGGCAACACTCCAGGGTCTGCAACCTTTGAAAAAACATCTCTGATTATTCTATAAATGGTAACGTAAGGAGACGTGACGTGTGCGACGGCAAGATATGACCCATTTCGAGAAAAAGATACTCCATGCCCAACTCCTGTTGGAAGTGTTCCTGGGTCGGCAAGTTTGACAAACGTGTCCGTCCCTGCCGTTCGTTTGTAGATCGTGACATAAGGGCTCGTACTGTGCGCGACAGCAAAAAATATCCCATTCGGAGAAAACGCACAACTTAACACTGCACCTGCCGGCATGGCTGCCGCATCCGCTATTTTCACGAAAGTATCCGTCTCTGCCGTGCGTTTATAAATAATATAATAAGGAGGTACCAAACACCCGATTCCTAAATACGTTCCATCGCGTGAAAATGCGGGACCATATGCGGTGTTTCCGGGAATTGTTGCCGGATCATCGAGCTTGACAAACGTGTCCGTCCCTGCCGTCCGTTTATAGATCGTAATAAATGGAGTTGTAGAATGAGTGACGGCACAATATCTGCCATCTTCTGAAAATGCGCATCCGTTTCCAGTTCCAGCCGGGAGTGCAGCCGGATCAGCTATTTTTACGCCAGGTTCTATTCTGCTCTGCCCAATCCCCTTATACGTCATTTTCAATCGTTCACCGGCAAGCATCTGAATGCACCCGGTTACTGACGAACTCGGTGGCGGAATTCCGACACCCTTCGTCGTGTAATATTTTTTCAGGTATTCAATCGAGCTTCCCGCGAGAGGCTGAAGGAGCCATCCAGTTGCATCCGCGATCACCACGATCGCATCCCCGGGCGATGCAACTTCCGGCAGGGTTAACCGAGTGCATCCCTCGCTCATGAGATATCGTCTGAGAGGATACAGGCGCGTGTCAAGATTGTCACTCTTGATGATCGTGTGCTTTGCGATTCCCGGCAGGATGCTGTTGACCGGGGTGACGGTCAGGAACGAGGCCCCATCTCCAACGACGGTCGCGATAGTGAGCTCCTTCGCTGTCGCGGCCGCTGCCGTGCAAGTGAGGACATATGATTTCGACTGGGCGTAATAGAACGATCCCGTCGCATACTCCCTGGACCTGGTCATGATGGGCGTCTCGGCGTAGGCCAACTTGAGATAGTTCGGGGTCGCTCCGTTGAGCGTTGCACCAGCCGCCGCCAGGTCGAATCCGGCGATCGTCGGAAGTTCAACCAAAACATGGATCTGTCTGGTCATTTTCGTTTGCGGCTGGATCCACGGGAGATCATCGTTTCCGACCTCGACGTCGAACTCGATGACGCCAGTGTGCGGTTCGATGTTCAGGGTCGTCCATGATGCAACTGCGATCGCACCTTGCTTGAGGAGCCCGGTGTTTTCGTTCAGGAGTTCGTACATCGCCTTTCCGACCATACCCTGCAGGTACCGAAAATCGCGTACGAGGTCCACGCCGTAGAGCCTGTCCCCGACCTGTTCGGGGAGATCATCGACTCCATCATTGAAGAATTTCCAATCATGGAAATATTTGTGCTCTGACATGGTTCCTCCTACTTAATTACGCCGTTCGCATAAACTACGAATTTCCCTGCCGACATATATCCCAGAACAATAATTTCATAACTTGGTATTGAGTTGACCAGTTGGGCTTTCAGGTCCTCAACTTCCTCCGCCGTCAAAGTCGAACTGTCGACGTCGATCGACACGACACCCTTGATCCCTCGTTCAATCCCTTTTCCGTAAATGTAAATTCCATAAGGGAGGGCGGCGCTCTTCCCCCCTACGCCCGCCCAGTAGTACGACGCCGGCTCGTTCCCCTTGCCGCACACGATGAAATCATCAAACCCGACGAACGACAGGATATTCGAGTCTCCCCCGACGATGCTGTCAACAATGAGCTTCACTGATCCCTGCCAAGTGCCGCCGTTTTTATGACCCTTGATCGCCGTCGCGATCTTTCTCCTTTTGACTGCTTCAGTATCGAGGTTCTCGAGGCCTGCGTGCAAGTAGTAACCGAGTTCCTCCAGGAGCCAGGCTGGGCACCGCAATGCATCATGAAGATTTCCTAGTCCAGTAATGTCGGCCTTCACTGCTGCGATGATTTCATTCATTTTGTTCGCGAGCGCAATCGTCGAAAGTTCATTCTTTTCGACATACACCCGCGGGAAAAGTTGTTTCACATCGGAAGGTATCATAGTTCAATCACCGTCATCGTCCCGGCCGCGGTGATCGCATCAGCAGCGAGCACGATCGGGAAAGCAGGAATGGTCACAATCACGTAGTTGACTCCATCCACCTCACTGTCGATATATCCGAGGATGTCTGATTCTTGGATGTCATCGCCGAAGTCGCGCGTTCCGAGTGCATCTAAAAGCCGAGCAATTTGGTCGTAATCGGCGATGGTAAATGCAGTGGTCCATTTCGCATTCAACCAGGTGACGGCCGCCTCGATGCCTGACACGATGTACAGGTCTTTGATTTCGTCTCCGCATTCTGTGAGCGCCAGGCGCAAAGCAAGTTCGACTAAAGGTTTGACATCTGCGAACGCATACCCGGCCTCAATATTTATTCCGACCGAAACATCGATCGATGTGATCGTTGCATCGACGAATCTGACGTCCACACTCTCGAGGACGGTTTTTGAAATGAGATATTCTTGGATGAGTGTTTTAAGCCCTGCGCTGGGGTTCCCTCCGCCTGTTGCGATACCTATTACTCGCGCGCTCAGGACACCGTAGAAGTTCGACGTTATCATGACCTTCGAGAGCCCCCCATAATTCAGCGCAAGCGCCTCACCGTCGCCAGCGGTCACGAACCGGTCACGCGCCTTGAGGAGGAGGGGTGCTGTCCTCTGGATCGAAACGAGCGATTCTTCATCCGCCCCCCCGCTCATAGCGGCCGGATTGTAAACTCCGTCGATGTTCACATCTCCACCGGCATACAAATTGACCGCGCCGACAACGGAGACATTCGAATCTACTCCGCCGCCGTTCGCATACGCTATATAAATATCAAAAGCCCCGGGGATCGCTCCATAGATTCCATTGCCGAACTGGATGATGCAAGTCCCATCAGTATTGAAAATCACCTTGTAATGAGTATCCACTGATGAACTGTCGATGAAAGTCGTCACTGGATCCCACGTCACTGCATTGATGGTGATCACGATAGTGTCGCGCAAGATGTTTTTGTCAGGGCAATAGAATTCTTGCCACAGGGTTGAACCATCGCTTCGTCCGAGTATGAACTGATTCCTTGCGTTTTGCTGGTAGCATGTGACCTGGATCGAAAACAGGTGAGCAGTCTGTACTCCGACCCCAGCGTCTGTGATGTCGATATACGTTCCGGCGTAGGCCAGGGCGAGCGATGATGCAAGACGGATGTGCGTTGCGTCGACGTAAATTGCGTAATACTCGGTGTCGATCGCGAGCGGTGCCGGCAGCGTATTGGTCGTCGTGAGTCGGACCCTTTCCCCTGTCGTGTAGGATCGGGCGACGACAAGCCAGTCATCTCCAGCCGAAGCCGTGAAAGTTTCATTCGTTTCCGCCGCCTGAGCGTATGGTAATCTTGCCTCAAACCGCTTCGAGGAAACTGTGATTGTCCCGGCTGTGAGGGCCGTCAGATCGCTGATGTCGATTGCCAGCGGATAGGCCACGGCACTGTTCAGATAAAAAAGTAAGATCCCGCTTGCCGTCATCCGCGGGGTCGGTTCGTAATCGATCATGCGTGCAGCGTCGACGATCTTTCTTCTGGTGAACGCGGTTCCGAGAAAAGATTGATTTGCCTCGGCGGTGACGATCACTGAAAATACATCTCCCAGCCCGGCGATCAGTCGTTTGAACCAACTCGGCTTATCAATGAGTTCAGCTTCTGAATTTATGTCTGCGAGGATTGAGTTGAACGTCCTGCTTGTGTACCTGATCGGGTTCCTCAGTGTGATCATTATCTCTGCGCCCCCACGCCCGCCGGGAACACGACTGATTGTATCTTCGCGTAGTCGGCATATGGTATGTAACTGACTCCGACATCAACCTCTCCGGCCTTGCTATCGGTTCCGACATCCACTGAGATCGTGCTTTGTGAAACTGCGACGCGCCTGTCAGGATATCCGGCATTTCCCTTCGACACTTCACCGTTTCGCCTGCTTACCCACATTGCAATCGAATACCGAAGATCGACCTGCAGGACGAGACTGCCCGGGTAGTTCTCATATTCTCCGACGCCGGCGCCGTCATTCCGGTCGTAAAAAAGTGATCGCTTCGGCTGTAGCAGGCCGACGACCATGTCGTGTTTCGTTTCCTCGTCGAGGGGGGAAAGGCCGTAGTAAAAAAAATAATCGATGGTCTTGAGTTCCTCCGTGGCCCTCTCCATTATTCCCCCTTGATCTTGTCGCTCAAGATATTGTTATAGTTCCCTAATGTCTTGGTCAAGAATCCAGCCGTCAGTATCGTTTTGAGTGCCAGTCCTCCATCGGTAGGTACGGGAACCCAAGCGGCAAGATCGATCTTGAGTTGTGTGAGCGCAGCATTGTCCAGGTCAAATTGCGTTTTCGCTTCATCTCCCCGGACAAATTTCTGATCGGCTGCCCCGATCTTATATTCCTCGGCTGCAGAGTCATACACGACTGCATCACCGGTCTTTCTGTTTTCATGAAGGACGTCCGTCGTCTCATCTTTGTATTCGGTGAGGAGATTGTCTTTCACCTCGGCGGCGATTCCAAGCCACACTGGTCGGCCGTGGTCGCCGTTGATGAAATACACCTCGACCCAGTCGCCGACTTCCGGTACCCGGATACCACTGATGTAACGTGGATTGCACCAAGGGGAATTTGCTTTAGTGTCCCAGTGAAGTTCATAAATCGCGACGAGTAATCGCCCCTTCTTGAGCTCGTCCTTATTATCGAGGACCTCACCCACGTAATGCCGATAGAAAATCATTTCTTGCCGAATGATTTCCTTGATGATTCCGTATTCAGATTTTTCGACGTCCATATTACTGCCCCGTCAGTGACAACACCTGGCCGGTCGGTGAGAATACATACGCATCAGCGAGCTCATGCTGGCAAAAGTACCCATTCGCTCCGAGGCTATGCGCCACTTTCCGGATGTAGACCTTGACGCCCTTCTGCCTGAGCCTGTCCGGAAACCCGGCACCGAGTTCTGCTTCCAGGCCGACCGTGTAGAGCGGGCTCCCGAGTGTCCTGATATTCGTAATGAGTCCGGTTCCCTGGGGCGCCGTCTCCTGGGTGACTGGCTTAAAATATCTCTTGATCTCCTCAAACGTCTTTGCTTTCAACCATTCTCCAACAAGTTCCGCTTGACTCAGGAGATCACCACGCCGTTTCAATTCCGCCCTCATCTTATCCTGATCGAGTTCCCACACCGTTACTGATTGTGTTTCAGCGATGTACCGAATGAAAACAGGTTTCCCGTTTATCCAACGCATCTGAACATTATCGCCAGTCCCTGACTCTCCGCTTTGATCCTTCCAGTCATAATTCAGAACATTCGCGACGGTCACGGGCTTCGATTCCTCCGCGTAATTCCCTCCGTACTCGTAGAAGACGTTGGTCCGGATGCCGGTCAGACTTTTATTGAGTGCCGATGATGATATGAGCCATGGGTCAACGAAAAATCCTACCAACCTGCCTTCTTGATTGTATCCAATGCGAAACGTGGCGCGCCATTCAAAAGAATATCTGACGAGGCAGCGAAAATCGCTTTCCCATTGCATGATCTCAGTGTCAGGAGTTATTTTTTCGCTCATCCGCTGGAAGTTGATTTCCCGACTCTCAACTCCGAGTCGGTCGAACACCTGGGAAACCATGTCCCCCTTTGTTCCAGATTTGTACCGTATGAAATTTTCTCCGCCCCTCATGTCCAGAGCAAGAAAATTGCATTTGTATAGGATGGCTCCCGATTCATCTCCGCTTCCGCCCGGGCTTGTTACGAACACCTTGAGACCGCGGCGCTCGAGCGGATCGGAAAAAACGTCTGAATTGAAAATGTTCGTTGGGATTGAAAGATCGGCGTTCCGTTTGGCGTATCCCCAAATTAATTTCAGGGTGACGCCAGTGCGCAGTATGCGAGAATAATAGTGATTTGGGTCTTGAAATGTTATCGTTCCTGAATCCATTTTCGCGAGTTCTTCATTGACAGTCAGATCAATGATGTCCTCAGTGAGTACTTGCTTTTCCAGATTTACATCGTCGCTTTCGATCGTGAAAAAGGAAAAATCTTTATTGGTCAGTCCCACGCCCATGCTACACCTGCGGTATTTTCAGAGTCTTGAGCCGGGACAGGTCGTACCCAGCGTCCGCGATTGCGACGGCATTGTGATCGAAAATCTTGTATGCCAGGACCTCGGCTTCATCACCGTAAACAGTCTTTCGAGTGGCGATCTCATCAATCGCGTCTCCCATCCGAAGGTTCATTTCGAGCATTGTCGTTAACACCTCAAGGCGCCTGGTCTCTTTGATTTCGTATGACTGGCCGCTGCGATCCGTGAATATTACTGTCGGTTCCCTGATGTATCTCATACAGTTTTATCTCCCGTGATCGCCCGCCTCACGACGTCATACCCATTGAGGATCATACCGGCGATCGCCTGCATCTTCCGGTATGCCTCCTCAGCCTTGTAGAGCGGGTCAGTCTCATCGAGAGTGAGTTCAATTTCAACGTCGCTATATTGTGGATTTCCGAACGCATTAACCTGCGCGCCATGATGATTAAACTCGCATTTCGTGACCCAGTAAACGAGAGGGATCGACCCCGTCCCCCAATAGTAGAGCACCTTCGGGTTCGGGCTGAACTGCTTCGGCAGGATGTTCAGGAAGCCGGCGCTTTGGTTGCGTAGCAGCTCGAATTGTTTGAGGAGTAAAACATTTCCGACGGTGTTGTTTCTTTTTAGGAGTTTGAGCCCGAATGATATTTTTCGGTTCTCATTCCCCCCCTGGTGAACTGGCTGAAAATTACGACCAGGTATTTGTGTTTCAACGAATGCGATTCCCTTTGCATCCTTAATCTGTTCAGGAACCGTCGACACCGTGATGAGCTGCTGATTGTCGAGGTCATACATCCACCAAGGAACGTTCGCGCCGAACTTCGGGATGTTTTGAAAAGTCAAGGCCATCGCTTCCCCCTCAGTACCCAGTTCTCACCATGTCACTGATGATCCCAGAGCGCAAACCAGTATCAACGCCTTGCGCGAAATTCTTTCCGGCCGCCATTGCATTCCCCTCGGTGACCATAACAGTGACGGGGATCGTAATGAATACACCTCCGCGTCCGCCTGGATTCTTGGTCGCGATGATATAGTCATCCGGATCAGTGTGGATGACCTCCCCCCTCTTCGTGATGATGGCGTCCTTTACGCCTTTCGGTTTTTTCTCAGGTTCTTCGATCAGTGCCTTCAGCGCCTCGACGCTGGATCCGACATTTGTCCAATATCCAGCGACTCGCTTTCCATAAGATTCCCAGACTTTGAACGGAGACTCGGGCATAGGAGCACCCTTTAGCAGATGCTCTTTTAACTTACGGCTGTAATCGGCAGCTTCGACTATAAATTGAATGAGGGTGATGATTGCGTCTATGACGGTCAGAACGACAGCAACGATCGCAGACAAGACGACACCGATGACTCCTCCGAAAATCTTCCATGCTTTCGTGCTGTCTCCGGTGAGCCCGAGCAATTTTAGCAAGTGACCGATAAATTCTCCGATGCCTTTGAGCGCCGGCCCGAATGTTTTCCCAAGCCCTTCAAATATTGCACCGATAACTTTTCCGATTCGCTCAAGGATGCCGCTGAGAAACAGGACGACGGCATTCACTTTGAACGTGATGATGTTCAGAGTCTCATCGACATTTTTTCCGGCAAGCCCGATCCCCTTCATGATTCCACTAATAATGGATTTGATCGCTCCGAAGATGGCTTTCACAAGTGTAATCACGGCCTTGAAGATGTTCGCAATATATTGGCCCCATCGAACGAAAGCGGCCCGATTGTCCCGGACCCAGTTGAGGATACCTTGTAAAATCGGCATGAGCATTTTCCGGAGAGGCCAAAGGAGATTCCGGAACATGATGTCTTTCGCGATCGTGAACGCCTGGCCAACTTCAGGGATCTGTTGCATGAGCTTTTTAAGACCGAGGAACGCAATTCCGATTTTCGCAAAAAACCCCATGCCTTTCTTCACGCCACTGGCGACTTTCTTCGACATGTCGTAGGTATTTTTCCCTACATTGGCAATTCCTTTGTTGAGGTCTGTGAAAAATTTCTTTAATTGTTCGCCGTTGAATGTGAAGACCGCATCCTCGCCACCTGCGGGTTTAGCCATTTCCTGTTCCTCCCGGGTTAGCCAGTTTTTTTCTCATCTTCTCGAGCGACTCTCTCACAATGAGATATTCATCATATCTCAAGGTCCGCCACCTGTCGTAACTCATAAAGCCGAAAGTCATGATCGAGTAGCCTACCCATTCAGCAGCGAGGACGGCCGAAGTAAGATCGATGTACTTCAGGGCCTCAAAAAGCCAGTGCTCCTTTTTTATGCTCTGCCAGTTGTTGAGCCCGACTGCAGAGCGGAAGCGAAAAAAGATGAGGTGTTAATCGTCTCCTTCCATCGCTTGAGACATTTCGGACATGTTTTCTCAATCGTGTTCACGACTCCATAACGGGAAATCATTTCCCCGAGCTTCTTGATGTCGCTCTTCCCGCGCATGTTCTCGAAAACCTTCATGCCGAATTCATTGCGATCCTTGCTTGAAACCGGTTCATCATTCAGGGAAACGAGCGCCTCGATGTAATAAGCAAATTGCTGTCTTGTCTCATCGCTCGCTCCATATTTCCCTTGACCGTTTATTCCGTCCCTGATGGTCGGATGTCTGAGCTCTATTTTCTGGATCTCGATTCCCACCATTTCGTCCGTCACTCGGCTTTTCCCGCCGATTTTGATGGGTTTGTCGAGCGTGATGATGACGGTGTCTTCCGGTTCATCAGCGCAATTGATAGTGAGGTCGCTGATGCTGTCCCTTGTATCCTGATCAGGGGTGTACTCAGCGACCAGTTCGGTTCCGCATAAAGGGCACGTATAAATGCCCTCGACCTTGTCGTCCTCGTTGTACTCCAGGGCGATCGCCATCGCGAGCGTCTCGGCACTCTGGATGGACATGTCGAAGCCGACACGCTTGATCTCCGCGGGGTCGTCGACCCTCGCGCCCTGGTCGTCGATGTAGGCGGTCACCCCGCCGTCGATCCACGTTTTCACAGCCCGATACAGACTCTTGCTTGCATTTTTCTGAGTGTCTGCGATCGCTCCCAGGCTGGGGCTTTCATATTCAGCAGAATAAATAACTTTATCTCCCGCCCTGAACGGCAGCGGTAACCTCATCGGATTACTAAATTTTACCTCCATTTTTTCGGCCTCCACCTTATTTTACCGGGATGATGTCCCATGGCAGGATCGTGAGCTGATACTGCATGTACGTTGGCGTCAATGCGTCATACGCCGGCGCGCTCTTTTTGACGAGCTCGCATGACGTCCAGAGTTCACGACGGAACTCAAGGCCGTGTCCGTCCGTGTAAATGACCGTAACGTCCTTGATCTCATCATTGTCCCACCACGCATCGAAGAATTTCTGTGTCTTCGTGTCCCGGTCGAGTCGGTAGACCAGATCAAGTGCGGGGATGGTCGTCACACCATCGCTGATCTTCCGTTTCACCTTAAACTCGGGTACCTCGATCTGTCCTTTTTCAAGAACAACGTCGCTGACGTTGACGAGCCCCGGGATTTCATCCCCGTCGAATTGCAATTTCCTTTTATCGGCCTGCGCGTTTTTCTGCATGGTGCCCTCCTCAGCTTCTCAGCAGGATGCCGACGCCGATCCGGATCGATCCTCCAGGGGCCGGGAACGAGAAGTGCGTATCCAGGTTCCTTTCCCCGTCGTCAATCTTGTCCTGCGGATTATTGGTGATGTCGGCCTTGACCTCGAAATGCTCTTCAGGTTTCGTGGCCGATCCATCGGCATGGACGCCCTGGCCGAATGTCTCTCCGATTGGAACGCTTCCGGTACTCCCTTTGTTCCAAAGTTCATATAGGAACCCGAGGATCGCCATCCGGTCGCTTTGGATGCGTCCGAGAGAATTTGGCGTGTTCTCCGCATCCTGCAGGGAGTCCTTAGCGGATACTTTGATAAACTCCCTCATCAAAATGCCGTTGGCGAACTTGAATTCTTTTGCGATCGACGGGGTGAAAAAATTGCGTACGACGATTCCGTATCCGGTCAAGTCTTGCAGGACGTTGATCCCGGCCTCCGCGAGCTCGGTCCTGTCGATGTCGCTCAGGAACGTGTCGCCGACCAGAGAGTTGAAGCCGTAGATCGGGTTCGTCTTGACCGCCGGAATAAAGTGTACGCCGTTGATCCCGATGCTTCGGATCCAGTTCCCCATGATGTGCCCGACGTTCGGGACCTCGCGGTCGGGGGATAGGGGTGACGTTCCGAACGGGTCCGTGACCTTCCCCCAGTTTGCGACATTCACCTGGAGGACGTCGTTGCTTCGCTGGAAGTTCTGCCCGATCGTTATGAGCTGCGCCTTGGTCTGGTTGGCGGGAAGGTTGGCGACCACCTTCGGATTGTCATCCCTGGCCCGGGCGTAGGTTTCCATCGCCTTCTGTATCGCCTCGACAGTCGTTTCCGGGTTCGCAATAAACCGGACAGGCAAATTGTCGAGTCTGGTGAGCGCGTTATTCCAGTGAGCAGCGGTCGTCGGGGCAGTGCCGTCGGCACCGGCAGCAAGATAGGTGATCGTCGCAACGTCAATCGGGAAAGTCAGGTCGAGTGTCGCCGGCGTGGTTACGAGCCTGGTGACTGTCGCCCATTTGCTCGTGCTGAACACGTTCTGTACATAGAAGTCAGTGACCAGAGCCTCGGTCGTACAAAAGATTTTTCCGAGTTCGGTGTCAACTTCACTGACCACGCCCTTGGTGTCCTTGCGCCAGATGCGGAGCCTGAACCCCGGGACGCTGACGATGTCGTCGAGCGCGAGCGTCGAGGTGGCGTGCAGCACCGAGTCGGTCCAGGTGATCGACTTGGCGCCCTCATCGACGGCCGTAATTTTGTGGTATGCGGTCACAGGCGCGCCGCCAGTCAAAGCAAACTTGACGATGTCACCGACTTTGATTCCGATGACACTGTCCAGGAAACAGGTATAAGCGGATGCCAGGGCCGTGGCCGACGCGGCGGTCGTGAACCTGGTCCCGTTGGTGATCGTATATCCCGTTCGGTTCCCGCTGATTCCATATTCAAGTTCCCCTTGATACGCCGCATCGATCCGGATAACTGCCTCCGGAGTGCCATCGACTGGGGACGCTGTCGCGACGACTGCATCGATCGCGACGCCAGTGTGTCCGACATGCGAGCTCACATAGAGCTTAGCGTTCACCCCGACGACGTTATCGAAGAAACCTTTTACGGAATCCGGGCCGTAGAAGTTCGGGTCGACGTGGCTCCCGAATATTTCCAAGAACTCCGTCGGGTTGTTGACCGCGAATGCTTTATTGAATTTGCGTTCAAACTTTCCGACGATTCCGCCGATCAAAAAATCGCTTGCGGTTACTGTCCTGCTTTTCTTGGTCGGCAAGCTTTCATTGTATACCCCGAGCCGTCTCATGTTCGGCATATTACACCTCCCTCACGGTGAAGTAGCGAGCCTGTTGCTGGAAGTCCGGGTGGTCAAGTTCTTTCTTGTTCAGGATGTGCGTTCTGTTCCCCGTCCCGAACAAGAAAGTCTTTCGCCCGATCCTGAGCTCGAAGCTCCGGTTCTGCGTGAACTGGATCTCGAACCTGCGGTCGTGCTCCTTTTCCACCGTGGTATTTCTTTCCGGCTTCATCTCGCCGCTGTATTTGTTGTTCTTCTCATTCATACGATGTCCCCCTGTTCGATGACGTTCACGGCGAGCGTCGCCGCCAGTGCTTTCACCCTACTCTCATTCGAGAGTACGTCCTCCACTATTTCGATGTCAATCAGATAGTTCATTTTAGGCATGATCCCAACTGCTTCCGCCGGGATTTCCTCGACTGGTATCTCCTGCCACATTATGTCGAAATCGCGGCCGTTCAACCATACGACGCACCGACTCAAATATTTTCGGACGAACCTGGTCATGTCCGCGATGTTCTCCGGGTCGCGCGCCTCGACGTCGATGACGATCCGCCAGGCCTCACTCATGCCACCGCGCTTGAACTGGAACTTGTTATTGTTGAACGCTTTGATCGTCTCGTCCTTGAGCGGAGTATGCTGAAACGGAGTCGGAACGAATCCCCAGATAGCCACCCCGGGAAGGATGGCCTCAGCCGCGTACCGACCGAACTCGATCGGATATTGGAGATAAACCTTCGCCGCCGTGTAAGAATGTAATAAGGCTTCTCCATCGTATAAATGGGAAAAGTGATACGTCGCGCCGGCGCCATTCACGAGCATGTGCGTCTCCGTGTTTGTATCGTCCTTGATTTTGATTACTGCATTCTCAGACAGAAAATCTCGATCTCCGTCGAACGTCACTTCAGTGGCACCCACGACAGCCGTCAGTGTCGCAACCTCAGGTCCTCCATCGGGCCAATTCTCGAGCCTGACCTTTTCCAAACCATCTTTGAAAGCCTCGAAGATGTCGGCAGGGATTTCATCGGTGACTGCAACCATGTATGACATGACGATGAAATCATCATGGTTGTGATTCGCAATGATCCTTATTCTATCGATCGATGTGATGGCCGAGATGTCGATGCTGATCTGGGTGAACGTCGGCCAGGCAGGAATATGAAATTGCTGCCCGGCGCCGAGGTCCAGGATGTAGGGAAAGTCCGCGGCAGTCCTGTAGTCGTGATTGCTGCGCCTGAGCGACCAAAGGCTGACCACGATTTCATTATATGCAGTAACGTCGATCGCTGGGGCGACAGTCTTTCCGATGTACTCTCCAACGGATCCAGACTCAAAATGGAATATCAGGGATTTCGTTAAACCGCCGGCGACAAAGTCAAGATGTTCGTTCTCATCGTGCACGGTGACACCGGCGACCGATCCGGCCCACCCTGCTGCGCTATCAAAGGCGTCGATGATCTGTTTCATTAATCACCCTCCCGATCATGACCGCCATATCGTTTTCTGATTCTCCTGAACAAGTCGGTATGACCGGTGTTCACGAATTGCTTGGCCGCCTTCATCACCTCACGGCTTCCACTCTTCTTCGCGGTCTTTCGCATGTACGCCTCATACGCGAAGTAAAACGTCGGCCGCGGAGGGATACGAATATAAATCCCGAGTCCGAATCCGTTCGTGATCGTGCAGCCGAATTCATGCACCACGAACAGGTCTCTTAATTTCAACTTTGATTTGTGATGACCTTTACGACCTGGAGCGACTTTGTAGCCGTTTTTAAGTTTATACAATCGCATCATATTGATATAAGTGTGCGTGTCATCGTCTCCAAGTCCATACAATGGTGTCATCGGCCTTGAATATCCTGCACGTTCTTTCGCTCTGACTGTTGCCGGCTTTAGCCGACGTAACATGTACGCATCGGTCCTCAACATACCCTGCCAGTATATGATAAAGCCTCGTGCCTTTGACTTTGTCATCAGACGAATTGAGTCAGCTGCATACTGAGGGAGTTTGTCGATTCTTTTCTGCTTGTCGCGGAGGTTGCTTGTTTTTTTCAGGTGGACGGAGGGAAGGCGATTCATAACGCCCTCCCACCGAGGACGATGTATAGGAAGGTGTCCCCTTGCTGATCGAACTCTTTCTTGTCAGAAATTTCATATTCACGTCCCTCAATTTTCATGCGCCACCGGATGAGGTCAATGTCCTCGATCGTTATCCCGAGGTCCTCCCATGATTGTAGTGGAGTGAACGCCACGATCTTGATGTCATCGGAGAAACCGACCTTCTCAAGCAAGTACCGGGACGGATTAAAATCGATCGGGAAAGCGTACACGGAAAGATTCGGAGTAAGGGAGCGTGACTTGATGCTATTGTACTTACTGCGATTCAAGTTCGCTTCATCAGGAACGTAAAAAAGGATGGACTGTCCGCGCTCTTGAGCGGTCGCCTGGACGTCATGCTTCGCTGCGGCCGCCTCAAACGCCACGCCATCCCTGGCGATCGGGGAATGAAAGTCACTCACGGTCCGACCACCCCGGTCGTATACCGGGACAGGATTGCATGGCTATCTCGATCAATTTCATTCAGGAGCGTAGTGTATTTTCCTCTGGATCCGAACGCACGGCTGAACGCCTGAGAATTGACGTCGCCTCCGCCTGTTCTCGCAGCGACGAAGACGAGGGCCTTGCGGGCGACCTGATATGTGATGAGTTCGGTCAGTTCATCGTTGAGCCCGCCGACCGTGTAGACTGCCTTGATGTTCTTGGTCCCCTTCGAGAAAATCGATGTCTTCACGACGCCACTGGATGAATACCCTTTCGCGATGAGCATTCCACCTTTGAGATTCACCTCGACCGAATCTTTGAGACTCGCGGTCGGATCGATGTCGGTGGTGTAAGACAGGGTGACGAGGGCCGTGATCGGCCGGCGGCTCAGCATGAGCACGCCCTGCCCATTCCCCGACAAGTACTCGGTCAGCGTTTCACCGAGCACGAAGTCGTACCCGATGATCCCCTTGAGCACTGGAACAACCAGGTTGTCGCGCCGAGCAGTGATCCAGTCATCGGTGATGATGGCGACTGTAACACCGTATCCCTCGAGATATGCCCGGATGTCTGCGGGTTCAGGCAGCGGCATGGTCTACTCCTCGTAGAATTCTGCATTGATGGACGCCGCGGTGGTCGCGCCGTCGGCCGTGAAGAGAAACGTGTAGGTCGTGTTCTTCTTGAGGTTCCACTCGGTGTCGTTCCTGATGTGCCCCATCGATCCGACGACCCCGGGCGCGGCGATGACGAGCGTCCGAAGGGTCGTGCCGGGGGTGTCCCTTGTCGCGTCCTTCTTCAACGTCCCGGCGTAGACGGTCTCCGAGCTCCTGTTCATGTTCACCGCCGTGACCGCCGACCCGACGGAGATGACGTCGCCCTCGGCGAGGATCGCGACGCCCGCCTTGTTCGAGTCGATCGCGACCTTGATGTGCGTCTTTGCCTTGGTATCCGGGGTCGTGATGCTCAGGGCCAGGGTGCCGGCGGCGCCGATCGCGGCGTTGGAGACTGACGCGCTGTACATCCTTTCAGCATGAACCTTGTGGTGGTCATTCGAGAGAAACACCTGCGCGCCGTATTTGTCGATTTTCATCCTGCCCTCCATAAAAAGTCAGGGGCGGGGCCGGCTCGCCGGGTTCCCGCCCCTTTTCAATTGGGTATTTCTTCTTTAGGCTTCCCTGGTTATCAACCCGCTTTCATTGTAATTGTCAATCATGAAAACGGTCGTCGGGATTTTCGCCTTCGCCTTCGCGGCACCGTACCCGGTCGCAGTCGTGGTGTCGGCGAACTTGTTATGCGCCACGATCCCACCGACGCATCCGGTCAGATCCATGAAAACGTGATTCACTGCGGAACCGATTGCCGGCAACGCTGTGAAATAATTGTCGATGATGATCGGGCCGAGCATTCCCGATCCGCCGGCCAGATAAATATTGCAGTCGACGGAAGCCGCCGGTCCACCGAAAATATTTTTCTCGATGATGACGTCCTGTGGAATGGAGGTCCCGGTACCGATGAGGACAATGTCTCCGACGTTCTTGAAGAACCGGTTCCCGTAGATGAGCGTCTGCCAGGCTCCACCGTTCGTGCCCCACATGATCGCACCGCCGGTTGCAGCGTCGAGGGGGTCCGTTCCCGCACAGTTCTTGAAATGGCAGCTGGCGATCGTGGTCCCGAACGCGGACTTCGTGGCCGCATCGTCTTCGAGCAAAATGCCCCCGCCCGTCGACCCGGCGCCGTTGATGCCGATGTACGCGATGAGGCACCCGGGCGCGCGGATGGTGATCATCGGAACGGCCCCGGCCCCGATCTTGATCTGAGGCAGACCGCCCTGGGTGCGTCCCCTATTCACGCCGACAATCGTCAGGCCCGGCTTGGTGGCTGGGATGATGACGGTTTCCGCGTAACTGACGGGATCGCTCGCACCGGCAGAAGGTTTCCTGGGAATGACGACGATCGTGTCTCCGGCAGCCGACTTGTCGACGGCGTTCTGGATTGATTTCGTCGCTTCCTCTTCACTGAGACCAGTGTTGGTGATGTCCACACCCGTGTCGCCTTGAACGTAGAACTTGCGCCCCACGCCGACGACGTTGACCAGCGCGAATCTAATCTGCTCGCCGACCCTGTATACC